AGACCCTGATCGCGGTATTGCTTGGCCAGCTGTTCGCCGCTGCCCTTGTCACGTTGCAGGCCATCATGCGGCCAAGCGATAGGCACCCACTCGCCCCGGGCCCGAATGCTTGCAGCGTGCATGATGATCGACTGGTCCTTGACCCGGTAGCAGTCGGTCACGTAGAGCACATCATTGTCACGGTCCCACGCCATCCAAACCGCAGCGGTCGGGTGGTCGATACCGAAGTCAAGGCCGACAACTCGTGGCCAATGCGGCGGGATCGGAAACGCTGTGACCTTGATACCCTCTTCAACAATCGGGAACACGCGTCCTGATCCCAGAATCGGAATACCCTTGGCCCGTGCTTCGCGCTCGTGCTCTGGATAACCTGCAATGATTGCAGCCCGCTGCTCCGGCGTGTAGTGCTCGGCGTCCTCAATCGTCATCGTCGTGACGTGGCTTGCGGCCGGCTTCTCAAGCAGGTACCGCTTCACCACCTCTGACATGCCAAGCAGTGGCGTAAACGTCACAAAGACCTGACCGGCTGTTGCGTTAGTCCGTGTCAGGCCCTCAGAATAAATTGGGAGCGGTGGCTCTTCGTCAAACCATACGAGGTCAACCGTGTCGGCCTGCCACTTCGTGCGGCCCTGATCGTATGACAAGAACTGCACCACAGAGTCCTCACCACAAATGTGGCGGACCACAATGCTTGATACGGCGTCAGGCACACCCTGCTTCATCGACGTGTCTTTGACACAGTCGTAGGGTATAGCGCCAGTGCCCCACTCTTCCCGCATCTCTGGCGGACCAAGCAAAAGACGCTGCACGCCTTTGCGCGTTAGCTCCGCTGACTCTGATCCGACCATTGACCTGATAGCGTAAGGGAACCGCTTACCCTTCCACCAATCAGGGTAACGACCGGTCAGGTGCATAGCGACCTCATACGCACCGGCCCATGTCTTGCCAAGCTGATTGCCTGCCATGAATAGCCGCTCACGGTAATCGGCGCCAGCGTTATGAAACTCTACCTGCTTCGCATAAGCATGGTAGGCGGCCAGCTTATTACGCTTGGCCCGGATATCCTTCAAACGCAGCAACTCGTACAGCTCTCGCTTTTCCTCAGCGGTTAGCAGTGACGTATCGAGATTGGCCAGATTCATTTGGCCGCCCGAGCCAGCAACATGGCCAGCCTCTGGTCAAGCTGTTCGCTTGATAGCTCAAGGCTGCCAGACATCTTGACCTCAATGGCTTTCAGCTTCGGCTGCGTGTAGCTCAGTATCTCCGACAACATCCGCACCCGAACGTCGGCATCAAGTTCATAGCGCCGCGCTGGCTGGCCAGTATGCGGGTCGATGAGGGCTCTACCGTCCTCATTGATGATTGGCCGGCCTTTGAGAATGCGTGCAAACTCAATCGCTGGATCGAGTCCCTCTTCTATCAATGCCTCAGAGACCGCAGTCAGATTGATTCTGAGCGGGTGCTTGATCCCTGAGCTTTTACGCATAGCATGCGCTCGTCCCGTCTTGGGACCTGCGTCCTCAAGGTCTTCAGGCGACGCCAGACGTGGCGGCGCTCCGTTTAATTCAGCTAGCCTTTTTGGCCTTGTTTTTACTTTTGCCATCGCTCATTGCCCCTCTCAACAATCCGCCGCCAGTATCGGCCGCGTTGTAATCCTTTGCCACAGACACGGGAACCCCGACCTTCTTTGCGAAAGCCGGGTTGTGTGCTGCAGCCGCCATCATGCGAGCCTGCTTGGCTGTCTTGCTTGGCATTAGCGTCCTTTCATGGCCTTACTTACTTCATTTCGACCCCATCGCTTTGCGGATGATCCCGGTCTTGGCCGTCTTTGCTGACTCCTCAAAGTCGGCCTTGCTCGGTGCGCCTTTGCTCCCAGCCTTGCGCATGCGTTCGCCCGAACCGGCAGCGATACGTTCGCGTTTGGCTTGAATGTTCGCGTACAGGCCGGGCTTGTGCATGATTAAATCTTGCCGTTAATGATGCCGCCGGAGAAGCCGGGCACGTTACCGCTCTTCATGCCGCCCTTGTACTCAGGCTGAGTTTCATTGGTGCCGGGCATTGGTACGGACACTTTGCCCGGGATTTCGCCTTTGCCTTGCTGCTGGTTGCTACCGACTGGTGCTCCGGGCGTAGAGCCCGGCATTGCTGCTGCGTTTTTCATCATTCCTCCTGCTGCGCGGATTAGATTACGGGATTGTGGGTTTGAATATTCTTGCATGGTAGTACTCCGATCAGGCCATCATGTTCGACTGCTTCGGCCGGCTGGCCGCCTCTTCATCCCAAGCCGCCTTGTAAGCCTCTGGCTTCTCAGTAGCTTGTTCTTCTGGGCTCTCGCCCTCTTCCTCGGCCAGCATGTTGTCAACGTAATCGCGGCACTCTGCCACGCTTTCGCAGACGTATGGCTGCTCCATCTCGTCGGAATCGACAGTGATCTTGCCACTGTCTTCCATCGTAATCGTGATTGTTTTCGCCATTTATGGGCTCCAGATAGACAAAAAGCCACGTCAATGCGCGGCTTTTTTGCACGTTTTTCGCGGACGCGGGGGTGCCCAAAAATTATATGATTTCCAATTAGGCACGTCAAGCGTCAATTTTCAAGCAAATAGTGTTGTATTTATACAACACATTGAAAGTTAAAGCTAGGAAACATGCGGGTCTTTTAAAAATACAAAGGCCCCCTTTTAAACATACAAAGTGACATTGACAGTGCTTGTCATCTATAGTTGAGTTGTTGGACAAGCAGTACCGCGAAGGATTCAGCGGGATACAAAAAGGAAACCACCGGAGTTCTGATCTAAGCGTGGTGAGCGCAAGGGACCAACCGGCAGACCGCTAAGACCTAGTCCCCAAGACTAGCGAGTGCGAAGGAAACCAAAGGGCAGCGTGCTGTTCTTTGGCGGCGCAGCAGGCTGCCGACAAATGCTTGCACTTCAGGAGAAAACATTATGAGCAACGACTTAACAATGTACGGCGTAGACGACATGAAGGTTTATTTCGAAAACGCCAAGGCAAACATGACGTACAGATTTACGGGCGGTTTTATGATCGTGGCTGGCCTGATGTCTGATGCACAAGAACTGATGGCGTACGGCAACATTGAGGAAGCAAGGCAGACACTTAATCGCGCTAAATACTTGCAATTCAAAATTGCAGCCGGCGAAATGGAGTTTAAAAACGAAAGGATAGAAGCATGAAATACACAGTTGACTACTACGACGACGAAGATCGCCGGCCCTTCTGGGGCGTTACCGAATGGGTTGCAAACGAGCTCGGTGGCGCGTCAGGCCGGTTACTTGAGAAGTGCTCGACCGAAGCCAGCGCCGAGTCGCTTGCCCGTGCTTACACCATGATTTATGCATATTCTTACTGATGAGACCGGGTGGTACCGGTCGAAACCGTCCCCGGGCGGTCTGGGAAACCCCGTGCTGCGCGGCTCGCAGAAACTCTTTAGGAGATGGCTATGTCACACGAAATTACTACTCACGCCGACGGTCGCGTCGAATTTGCTTACTTAGCTTCAGACGGCACCCCTTGGCACGGCCTTGGCAAACCGATGGGCGCCGATGCAACCATTGACCAATGGCGTGTTGATGCTGGGATGGACTGGCGCATTCAGCGTTCCGAGATTCGGTACGCAGTCAGCCGTGACATCAACGCAGATAGCTTAGTCAAGCTGCCTGACCAGCACGTTCTGTTTCGCTCAGACAACCTTGACCCGCTGGGTGTTGTTTCCAAGCGGTATCAAGTTGTCCAGCCGGGCGAGGTGCTCGAGTTCTTCCGAGACATCGCAAAGGCTGGCGGTTTGGAGTTGTCGGCAGCCGGCACGATCTACGGTGGCAAGCGTTTCTGGGCCACTGCGAAGATCGGCGAAGCTTCACCGACTTCTCTGGCTGACACGATTGGCGGCTACTTGCTGATCAGCACCAGCGCAGACGGCAGCTTGGCTACTGAGGTTCGTCGCACTACGGTTCGCACCGTTTGCAAGAACACGCTGGCTATGGCTTTGGGCGAATCAAAAGCGTCGGTCAAAGTGTCTCACCGTTCTGTGTTCAATCCTTCGCAAGTCAAAGACTTCATGGGTTTGAACGAAGCAGCGTGGGAAGCCTTCCGTCACAACGTCACGCGTCTGGCCAATATCAGCATTCACGAAGAGGAAGCCGGCGACTTCGTTGCTGGCCTGCTCGGTGGTGCTGCAAAGGTTCGCGAGACTGCCGGGTTCACCAAGATTCTGGACCTGTTCAACGGTTCTGGCATGGGTGCAATGAACGACGGCGTGTTTGGTACGGCGTGGGGTTTGCTCAATGCAGTTACTGAGTACGCCGATCACCACGTCCGTGCTCGTAACGATCAGAACCGCTTCGTCTCGGCTCAATGGGGCGCCGGCGCTGATCTGAAGCAGAAAGCATTAGCAAATCTGCTTGCTGCCTGACTGTAGCGTGTAGGGCATCCCCCGGGTGCCCTATGCAGTGCAGTTGCATTACCGCACCGGCCGGTCGCCGGTAATTTTTAGGAGTCACTACTATGAACGAATCGAATCTTGCAATGCTTGGCGGAATCGTCGATAAGCTCGCCCTGATCAAAGCGCAAATAGCTGATCTGAAATTAACCGAGACGCAACTCAAGCAGGACCTGATCGACAGCGGCTTCGCGTCGATTGATGGCACGCTCAACCGGGCAGCGATATCAGAATGCGACGGCAAGACCAGCGTCGATTGGAAAAAGATTGCTGAGAAGTTTAGCCCGTCTCGCCAGCTTGTCACCGCCAACACGACCGTTGGCGATCCTTACTTCACCGTCCGTGTCTCAGCGAGGAAGTCATGAACTACATCAAGCAGCTTGAAGCTGACAAGGTAGAACTAAACGACGTGATCATCACCCGTGCTGAACGGGTTCAAGAATTCCGCGAACACTTGCAGACCTCGAAGTTTGGTCCGCAGGCGGACGGGTCCCGGGGAGACTGGATAGCGACCGGGGATGTGCTCCGCTGGTTGCAGTACCTCGATGACACCGCACAACCTTTTGTTTACTAGGAGATTGACATGATTGACTTTGAATTGATGGACGCCCTTGAAGGCGAAACCCCGCTCGACCCGTTCGAGTACTACAGCGTGCTGCAGTCCGCCATCAACGGCGGCACGGCATGGAAACTGCAAGGCGCCTACGGCCGTGAGCTGATGGCCGCCATTGAGAACGGCTACTGCATGCTCGGTTTTGAGTCAAAGAAAGACTACTGGGGCAACACGATACCTAGCAGGACCGACGTCAAGCCCGGCACGAAAGGCAGCTACGAATACGTCGCAGACAGGTTCGGCAACATGTGGGCCGACACGATTGACGGGGGCTGACATGGACCCACGCGACTTTTGGATTTACGTAGCAGCCTTGATCGCCTTGATCGTCTGCGCACTTGACATCTTTATTTGGAGACCGTGATGAAATTAGCTGACCGCCGTTTACTGTATCAAATTGAAGGCACCGACTTTAAGATTGCCGTGCCCTACTCAATAAACACGGGTGCTTATTACAAAAGCAACTTTGAGTTGTTCGGTATCACGATGACCCTTGTATCGCCGCACAAGGGCAATCGCCCGGGGGTGCTCCGGGCGTCTGTGCCACTGCCGGCGTCTTGGCTGGTTGACCTGTCCGGGAGGGCGCGATGAAAACAATTTACAGTTGTTTATTTGATGACAAAATGTCAGTTCAAGACGTTCTTAGGCGCATAGCTACGGACGGCGTGTTTGCTTTTAGTTGGCCTGACAATGCTGCTTTTAAAGTTGGCTTTGTTAAGTATCAGCGTATTCATGGTCACTTAGAACACTACTACAATGTTCGGTATGTGCGTAAAGATGATGAAATAATGATGGACTACGAAGACCCTGAGTCTTCAATTTTTAACGACTACGGGTGGCCTAAATGATTCAACTATCTTTCAACGATTTTATCGACACGATTGGCTGGTCCGAGGTAGTCAAGGACAAGCTTCGTTCGATGGCCTTGAGGGGCGACATAAAGTATCTGGCAGCTTGGGACAATGCAGGCAAGCCGTCGGCGTCCGCATTCACTGAACGCCCGGACCGTTGGCCGGCTAACTTAATCGGCGTTTGGTCTAGTCGCGGGGACGACCCCTTCCTTCCAACTAAGTCAAAAACCATGCAGGCAGTTGACCTAGTCACGGAAGACAAGTTATCCGTCTACGCTGCCGCTAAGCAGCTCGACATCAACCCGTCAGCAGTGCACCGTGCAATAGCAAGGCGCGTTGACAAGGACATCTGTCCTTGTTGTCATCAAGTAATTAGAAATCCAGTTCAGCATTTAACTTCTTCATAATCGCCGCAGCAACTTCTCTTTCCATTCGAGAGATTGATTCAATCAACCAAAGGGTCGCCTCATCTGGTTCAACCAGCTTGACGCGGCCCTGTCCTTTACATACCCCGCACTCGACCTCGCTCAGTATCGGCGTCCCCGGTACGATCTCATACCCCCTCCCGTGGCAAGGCTTGCACACGTCATCGAGCCAATGCTTGACGACCATCTGCACAGTCTTTAGCGTATCAATCCCCGCAAAACGCATCGCAGTCAAAGTCAAAAGCCCGTCCAGCACTGACGCAAGTTCCCTCGTGTCGCCGCTAAACTTTAATCGCCACAGTGAAGCACCCAGTGGCATCCCGGCGCCCACCATCCCGCATGCCCTGATGATATCGATATCACCGACCTCATTCTCATCGGCTTCCTGTAGATGGCTGGATGTTTGCGCTCTTGATATACGCTCTCTTGATGTCATGCCTTCCCTTTCAACTCATTAACCGCGTCAAGTAAAGCCTGCTGCATATCGCCCTTGGTTTCCAACACCTTGATGATTCTCTGATCTATCGTGTTGACGGCGACGATGTGATGCACTGTCACTGTGTTCTTCTGGCCCGGGCGATGCAGTCTAGCATTTGCCTGCTCGTATAGGTCAAGGCTAAACGGCAAGCCGAACCATACCGCAACATTGCCTCCCAGCTGCAGACCGTCAACACCGTGACCACCTGAAGCTGGGTGCATCAAAAGCAGCTTCACCTTCCCGGCCTTCCACTTCTCAAAGCTTGGCGCACCGTCGAACACAACCGCATCGGGGAAACGCTTAATGATTCTTGCCTGATCGTGCTGGTAGCTGGTAAAGCAAAGCACAGGCTCGCCCTGTTCGACGATCTCTTCCAAAGCGTTTAGCTTCGAGTCGTGTATCTCATGCACTCCCCTTGTGTCGTCATACACTGCGCCGTTGGCCATCTGGGCCAGCTTACCTGCCAGCACAGCGGGGTTGACCGCGTAAATGGCATCACTGACTAGCGTATGCTCGAGCTCGTGGTATCGGTCCATGTCAAAGCTCACCGGTATCACGTTATCAATCCTCTCAGGCATCTCAATGTCGCTGTCAATCGACAGCATCACGTCGGCCACAGCCTCATAGATCACCTTATCGGCACCGGGCTTTAGCTTCCACGAATAGATGATGCTGCCGTTCCGCTTGTCAGGATTAAAATACTTCTCACGGTACCTGCCGATCCCCTTCTCCAGCCTCTTGCCGCCATCCATCACACTGATCTGGGCCCACAACTCAAGCAGGCTGTTCGGTGTCGGTGTACCGGTCAGCATGTACAGGTGTTTGATGTACTGCCTGACAGAATTTAATGCCTTCCAGCTCTTACTGGCACGGTCTTTAAACCCTCGATTCTCATCAATGATCACGCACTCGAACGGAAACCACCTGCCAAACTGCTCAACCAACCACGGAAAGTTCTCGCGGTTCACGATATACACGTCCGCCTCCTTCTCCAATGCCTCTAATCGTTGCGAGACGGGCCCCAGAACCTTCGAAACGACCAAGTGGCTAGTGTGGTACCACTTCGATGCTTCGGCAGCCCACACGAGCTCTGAGACCCTCAGCGGGGCAACCACCAAAGTCTTACACTTCAACTTATCGATGACTGTCAAACTGACAACCGTCTTCCCTGCACCCATCCTTAAAGCCAGCAACTGGTACGGTGTCGCCAGCATCCTGTCAATCGCCTGCTGCTGGTATGCCCTTGGTAAAAATTCCATCGATCTTTTCCTCTGAGTCAATTGTACGTACGTCAGCCCCTAAACTTATCAACATCGCATGAACCTTAATTTGCAATGCTGTGGCTTTCTTGCCGGGTGCTTTCATTTCAACAAAAATGATCTTACCTTCTGGCAAGAACACGATCCGATCCGGGACCCCCGAAAAGCTCGGTGAGACCCACTTCAAAGCCAGCCCGCCGGCCTTCTTAACCCGGTCACGCAACCTCTTTTCCAGCTTACTCTCAAGTATTGTCATTTTGATATACGGGGTAACTGGGGTATCCGGGGAGGGCGTTCTATACATATATAGGATAACTACATACTTTTATTTATATATACTCATCCCTATAATATATAGAAAGTAGGTTACCCCAGTTACCCTATTAGGCTATAACCTATGACTGGCAACGGTTTTGGCGGGGGTAACTTGTTTTTAAGGTTACCCCCTAAGTTACCCCAGTTACCCCATATCCTCAATAAATGTTGCTGGTACAGCAAGCAATTGTCGGCCGTGCGACTTTCGACTCTGTCCTCCGTTCAATTTTCTCAACGCAAAACTTGCCGACATTGCTTCACCTCTGGTCGGGTCTTTGACTCCAACACGCATTAAAGCCTCTGTTGCGGTGACCCATTCCCACAGGTTACCCCCGTTACCCTGCAGGTTACCCCCTTTTTCCCAGTCAAATCCGGCTGCAATTCGCTCTTCGATGGGGTCAATTACGGTGAAATCCTCGTTGTGAATTGCAAGTTCTGCAACGTCTTCCATCGACAGATTGAAGCCTTCGCCGGCTGTCCAGATCGAGTGGAATTCAGCCCAAACTTGCTGCATGTCGAGCTCCCCATCAAGTATGAACCCATCGGCAGGCACGGTTAAAATACGCCGACTCCCGGTCTTATCGCCTAGAAACCAAGGCTCGTTTACGCTTCCCCCGAACACCGTGCGACGACCAAAGCACGACTCGACTGCTGCATACGGCCGACGAATCTTGTCTACTAGCTGAGTGATGAAAGCCTTCAATGCTGAGATGACGCTCTTCTGGAACGTGGCATCGAGCTCGCCCAGCTCGACGATCCAATAGGTCAGGACGATAAAGATCGAGTCCTTCGACTTCAGGTCCAGAGTGTGGCCGGTCAGGATGACATCAAGCTCAGGCGGTGCAAGCCTCTGGAACCATGTTGTCTTACCGATGTTCTGGGGACCGACGAAAGTCAGAATCCCTTGACCTGCGATACCGTCCGGGCTGAATGCTGCTGCCACTGCTTGAATCATCCACTTGCGCATCAGCTTGGATTTGATCGGCGACTTGGATACGACTGTCGCGTAGAACTTCTCGAGTCTGGACACGCCGTCCCAAGGCACACCGCTAATCCACGTAGTGACCGGGTTGAATTGGTTCTCGTCTGCGATCTTGATTAAGAACTGAGCGACGTGCTTGGTTGGCATGCGTACGCGTTCGCACTCTGAGAGCATGCAAGCGAGGGCAGCATTGTCTCGGTTGTCTCGGGTGAACGACTGGTTCGGGATCAGTATCTCGATTGCTTTCTTGATGACGTTATAACGCACGCGCCAACCCAGCTGCTCGATCAAGGCACGCATGTTTTCGATTGTGCACAGTGGATGCCCTTCGTCGTTGAGGTGGACGAACCCGCCCCCACTGCCCAAGCCGCCACCCCCGCCCCCGCCGTTACCAACCCGCGACCGGACCCACCCACGTACGGTGGAGATGGTCAGCTTGACTCCCAGCTCCTTGGCCTTGACCTGTATCGCGGCTGCCAGCTGCTCACGCTCTACGTCTGACAGGCCGCCATTGTTAGCTGCCGAAGCTGCGATCTTTTCCTGTAAGTCTTTCGGGTCTGTGCAGGCTGACACCTGCTGGCTCAAATCGAGCATTACCGCGTCTCTGTCTACCTTGATCGCGACCTGCCTCGCGTCCTTGGTCTTCTTGAGAAGGGTGGCCAATGTCACGGCTCCACGACCTTGCGACCGTTGCGTGCTAAACGACCCCCACTTTGCCGCGCACACCCCCTCGATCCACTTCCCCGAGCCTGCGCTCCAGTTGTCCCATGCTTCTAGCCATTCCGGGTCGCCTTCACCTTGGTGATGCAGAGCGGCACCGACAGACAGCCACTCAGCGTAACCGTCATCGGGGTCGATGTGGGGCAGCACTTCGTCGATCACTCTGTCCAAGTCCCAGCCGTCGAGCACTGGCCGGTAGAGAGCAAGCGAGGCGATGCCATCACCACTGCCACCATTAGCCACCGGCGCTGACATCCCCTCACCCCAGACCTTCTTGACCATCCAGTTAAGGTCCTGCTGGCTAACTGGCAGGTGACCGTGGCCTTCGAGTTGGTGACCGGTGACGGTGAAATAACGCCCGTCTCTGTACAGCTCGACA